ATGGCTAGAGAACTAAACGAAAGACAGCAGAAGTTTCTTGAAGTCCTCTTTGAGGACGCTGGCGGTGACGTAGTTGCCGCTAAGAAACTGGCAGGGTATTCAGAGTCCACTGCCACAACTGCAATTGTAAAAGGTCTCAAGGAAGAGATATTGGAAGCAACGCAGATGTATATGGCACGTAATGCACCAAAGGCTGCTATGGCTGTAACAGGCGCACTGTACGACCCAACTGAACTAGGTATTCGTGACAAGATGGCAGCGGCTAAAGAACTGCTTGACCGCACAGGTCTGATTAAAACTGAGAAGGTACAAGTAGAAGCCGCAGGTGGTGTGATGCTTATGCCAGCCAAAGCTAAAGTAGAGGACGAAGACTAGTGGCTGAAGTAAAGTGGAAAAGGTTAAGTTATGGTCGTGGTTTATACACCCATAACGCAGATGGAGACATGATTACTATAGAGCCTTCCGATGACCAGAAAGGTATGTGGACTTCTGGTGGAAGATATTCTGAGCGATTAGGTGATTTGAAAGCCGAAATAACTCAATTGCTTAAGGAAGGCGGTTCTGGTTATAGTTCTGGAGGTTTAGCAATAAAAAAGTACGTAAATCCAGTTACTATAACAGACAATCGCAAAAACAAATGACTAGAAGCATAGGGCAGTGGAAACTTCCACAGCCAACAGATATTAAAGACGAAAACGAATGGGTACAGATACCACGCATTGCACGTACTGTACCATTTGGTTACAAGCAGAATGAAGAAGACCCCGACATTCTTGACCCCATTCCAACAGAACTTGATTTGTTAGAAAAGGCTAGAACGTACACAAACCAGTACAGCTATCGTGAGGTAGCTAACTGGCTGAGTACAAATAGCGGAAGATACATATCTCACGTAGGTTTAAGAAAACGGTTAAGTAATGAGCGACAACGTAAGAACAAAGCTGCAAGCCTCCGCAAATGGGCAGATTATGCGCAAAAGGCAATCGCCAAAGCGCAAGAAATTGAAGAAGCAAGAACAGGCGCAAAAGCCAACGGTTGAGATAAAAGAAACTGTATCTGAAGCTGCTGAGTTTGAAAGCATAGAGGAAACAGCTAATGTATTATTTAAACCTAATCCCGGTCCACAGACTGACTTTCTTGCAGCAAGTGAACGTGAAGTATTATACGGTGGTTCAGCAGGGGGTGGTAAATCTTATGCCATGCTTGCCGACCCTTTAAGATATATGGGGCATCCTGCGTTTAGTGGGTTGCTTTTACGACATACAACAGAAGAACTGCGAGAATTGATATTTAAGTCGCAGGAATTGTACCCAAAAATCTGGCCCGGTATCAAGTGGTCAGAAAGAAAGATGCAGTGGACTGCCCCTTCTGGTGCGAGATTGTGGATGTCTTATCTTGATAGAGATGATGATGTCCTGCGTTATCAGGGTCTAGCTTTTAGCTGGATAGGCTTTGACGAACTGACCCAATGGGCAAGCCCCTATGCATGGAATTACATGCGAAGTCGTCTAAGGTCCACTGCACCTGACCTGCCTGTTTATATGAGGGCAACAACTAACCCCGGTGGTAGAGGGCATAACTGGGTAAAGAAAATGTTTATTGACCCTGCACCCTACGGACAAGCATACGATGCCACAGACAGCGAAACAGGAGAAGTACTCCGATATCCAGCAGGACATAGCAAGGCTGGAAAGTCTTTATTCAAGCGTAGGTTCATACCAGCAAGACTCTCTGACAATCCTTACCTTGCAGAAGCAGGAGATTACGAGGCCATGCTTCTCTCCATGCCAGAGCAACAAAGAAGGCAGCTTCTTGACGGTGATTGGGATATTAAAGAAGGAGCAGCTTTTACTGAGTTTGACCGCAACCTTCATGTTATTGAGCCTTTTGACATTCCTAATAATTGGGTTAAGTTTAGGGCTTGCGATTACGGTTACGGTTCTTACAGCGGGGTGGTTTGGTTTGCTGTGTCGCCTTCAGAGCAACTTATTGTGTATAGAGAATTATATGTCTCAAAGGTACTCGCTACTGACTTAGCGGATATGATTTTAGAATTAGAGGCAGGTGATGGTAATATTAAGTATGGCGTTCTTGATAGTTCCCTTTGGCATAAACGTGGCGATACTGGTCCATCACTTGCGGAACAAATGGTACAGCGAGGGTGTCGTTGGAGACCTTCAGACAGAAGTAAAGGCAGTCGTGTAGCGGGTAAGAACGAAATACACAGACGTTTACAGGTAGATGAATTTACGGAAGAGCCTAGACTTGTTTTCTTTAATAGTTGCACAAACACTGTCTCACAGCTACCGTCCATACCGCTGGATAAGAAAAATCCAGAAGATGTGGACACGAAAGCAGAAGACCACTTGTACGATGCGTTAAGATATGGTATAATGTCACGACCACGTTTTAGTATATTTGATTACGACCCAAGAGGTAGACCCGGTGGTGGAATGCCTATTGCTGATGCTACTTTTGGATACTAAGGAATAGAATATGAATGAAGATGATATCATGATTGAAGATGACGCTATCGCGTTAGAAGACACAGATGATTCTGTTACCTTTGATGCTGACGTGTCTAAAATTATTCCATTTGTAATTGACCGATACAAACGTGCGGAAGACTATCGCTACCAAGACGAAGAGCGTTGGCTAAGAGCATATAGAAATTATAGAGGATTGTATGGCCCAGATGTACAATTTACTGAGGCAGAAAAGTCACGGGTATTTATTAAAGTTACCAAGACTAAGACGCTTGCTGCATATGGTCAAATTGTTGATGTGCTGTTTGCTAATAATAAGTTTCCTCTTTCTATTGAGCCTACAACACTCCCTGAAGGCGTTGTAGCTGATGTACACTTTGACCCTAAAGAACCACAGCAGCTTCAAGCAGAAACTTCTTTATCTAGCCCTTATGGCTTCAGAGGTGATGGCAACGATTTGCCACCGGGTGCTACAGCTAAGACGTTACAGGAAAAACTTGGCCCACTAGAAAATAAACTTGAAGGTGTACAGGACAAGTTAAAAGAAGGTCCGGGCAAAACTCCTACTGCGATTGAATTTAGCCCAGCTATGATTGCTGCTAAAAAAATGCAGAAGAAGATACATGACCAATTAGAAGAGTCAGGTGCTAATAAAAACTTGCGTAGCAGTTCATTTGAAATGGCACTATTTGGCACAGGCATTATGAAAGGTCCGTTTGCAAAGGACAAAGAGTATCCTAATTGGGATGACGAGGGTAACTATGACCCACTTTTCAAAACTGTACCACAAGTAGAGCATGTATCTGTTTGGAACTTTTATCCAGACCCAGATGCAAACAACATGGATGAGGCGCAGTTTGTGATTGAACGTCACAAGATGTCTCGCTCTCAACTACGTCAGTTAAAAAAGCGTCCATACTTCCGTGGTCAAGTTATTGATGAAGCTATTCAGTATGGCGAAAACTATACTAAAAAGTATTGGGAAGATGACCTATCTGATTATGCGCCAGAGCATGGTATTGACCGCTTTGAAGTGCTTGAGTATTGGGGTATGGTTGATACCGAAATGCTTGAAGAACAAGGCGTAGATATTCCAAATGAGTTAAAAGATTTTGATGAGTTACAAGCAAATGTGTGGATTTGTAACGACAAACTTATTCGCATGGTGCTTAATCCATTTAAGCCAGCTAAGATACCTTATCACGCTTCTCCGTTTGAGTTAAACCCATACTCATTTTTCGGTGTAGGTATTGCAGAAAACATGGACGATACGCAGACACTAATGAATGGCTTTATGCGTATGGCTGTGGACAACGCTGTATTGTCAGGGAATATGCTGATTGAGGTAGATGAGACTAACTTAGTACCGGGTCAGGACTTGACATTGTATCCGGGCAAGGTGTTCCGCAGACAAGGTGGCGCACCGGGTCAGGCTATATTTGGAACAAAGTTTCCTAATGTATCAGCAGAGAACTTACAGCTATTTGACAAAGCACGTCAGCTTGCTGATGAGTCTACTGGTCTTCCTAGCTTTGCACACGGACAAACAGGTGTGTCTGGCGTAGGTAGAACAGCATCAGGTATTTCAATGCTGATGAACGCAGCAAGCGGTAATATTAAAACTGTTATCAAGAACGTAGACGATTATCTACTGAGACCTCTTGGTGAAGGTTTCTTTCGTTTTAATATGCAGTTTGATTTTGATGCAGATATCAAAGGTGACTTAGAAGTTAAGGCACGTGGTACAGAAAGTCTAATGGCTAATGAAGTACGTAGTCAGAGACTAATGCAGTTCTTGCAGATTGCAAGTAATCCTGCTCTTGCTCCATTTGCTAAGTTTCAGTATGTCATCAGCGAGATTGCAAAGTCAATGGACCTTGACCCCGACAAAGTTACCAACAACATGAGTGAAGCAGCCCTTCAGGCAGAACTGATGAAACAGTTCCAAGCACCTGCTCAACCTGAACAGGGTGGTATGCCACCACCACCGGGTGCAGATGCAACAGACCCTACAGGTGCTGGTGGTGGAACAATAGGAACAGGACAAGTACCAGTTCCGGGTGAACAAGGATTTAGTAGTAATGGTGGACAAACAGCAGGTACTCAGCAAACTCAAGCCGATGGTGGGCAACAACCGCCAGTGGGAAGCATTCAGTAGCTATATAGACATGGCTATTGAACAGCATCAAAAGGTGCTGGAACAATCTGATGATACAATTATGATGCATCGTCAGCAGGGTGCTATCACAGCCTTACGTAAACTTAAATACTTACGAGATGAGATAAATGGCTCTTAACGAACAAATGAAGGAAGCTATACAAGCAGATATAGCTGACGAAAGTTCAAAGAAAGAACGCCTAGCAAAGCAAGTTGAAGGTTTAAAATCTACTGGCAAGTTTATTGGCGAAACTGCAGTAGAATCTGTTCCCGGTGTTAGTGAAGCAATAGCGGCAAGAAATGTATCTCGTGACATTAAAGAAGGTGATTATGTAGGTGCAGGTATAGAAACTATTGCTGGATTAGCTGGACTTGCCCCAGCAGCAGGGGATTTAGTAGCAAAAGGTTTACGCAGTTTTAACAAAACACGTAAAGCATACAAATTATTTACAAAAGGAAAAGATGGTAATCTGTACCCTCTTTTTGTAGATGCAGACACTCCTGTAAGACAAGGTGAGTTTATAGATGCTGTAATACCTAAAGCAGCTTTTAAAGCACCTAATGGTAAGTTTTATGTGCCTTCAAAGGGAACAGGCGGTAAAAAGGGAACAGGCGATAGCATTGAAATACCAGATGATGCTACTAGACAAAAACTTATAGAGGAAGGTTTTTTACCTAAAGGCTCAAAAGCAAAAACAGTAAAAGCTGTTGCTATGAGACCGGGATGGCATGCAGGTGATTCACCTGCCGCTCCACACATTGGCAACGAATATAAAGGCAAGAAGTTTAGAGCCGAAGACCAAGTATGGGCTGAAGTAGAGATGCCAGCAGATGTTGATTGGCAGTCTATTGCAAATAAACGTGCAGAATTAAAAAAAGATGGTACACCTAATGTAAAGACAGCGCATATAACTGACGAACTACCTTTAGATGGATTTTACAGATATAAAACAAATCCAAATATGCAGGGTAATTGGCTAATTAGCGGTCAGATGAAAATTAATCGTGTGCTTGACGCAGACGAAGTAAAAAGATTAAATAAAGAAGCAGGTACAGAAGATTTACCAACTCTGGATGAGTTAAAATCAAAGGACATGGCAAAGGGCGGTGCAGTAATGGACGATTATCAATTTGCAGAACTTGATATGGACCAAACACAGAAGTTTGCAGAAGGCGGTATGACAAAACAAATGGACTTATTTGAGCCTGTAGAGCGTGGCTTTGATGATGGTGGCCTTATGGACGAGGGCGGTTCAGTTGACCCAGAATCAGGTAATGA